TCCTTTTCCAATAATGATCTGATATACGCACTTTTTTACTATCGGCAGGTTATAACTGCCGTTTTTTTCGTACATTCTATCACTCTGGATATACCCAAGGTCCTTAAGGCCCTTGAGGCATCTCACCACGGTGTCCCTATGGAACCCCGTATGCGTAGCAATCTCCTCCAACGTCGCCGCGAAGCTTTCAAGACCATAAACGTCAAGCAAACGAAGCAAGAAGATTTGCTCCCTATGCTTTGCGTTGTTTGTCCAGATGACCGTCTGGATTGGCGTTAATTGTTCCATGGCGGCTTTCCAATTCAGGAGGATGAACCAATGGCCGCCCCATTGTCGGGTTTGAAGTCCCCCTGACATCGGGATTTGGCCAAGTCCATATTTCTCCAGTTTTGTTTTGTATGCAGACCCACATCAAGTGATGCTCTGCCCCGTAATCAAGGACGAGAACAGCAAGAGCGGGGCCTTTAGGAGTTAAGAGCGGTATCGGAGGTTCCAACTGCGTCATCGTCATCATCTTCCCCTTTTCTTTCTCGCGGAAGATTCAGAACATGAGCAAGGTAATCATGCGTGATGCTTTTTACCTTTCTAAATGTCGCTTCCAAATCTCCCGTGTCCAAAACTTCACGATTCATCATGCAAATCATCAGCATCAAAGATACTGTATGCACGATAATTGCGTCCGTGATTGACACTGGCATTTTTTCGTTAGCAACCATCTTTTTGATTGAATCATTTACAAGGACGGACAACTCATCCGCCAATGGGAATGCATGGTCAAAAATGTTGTTTAATGGTGATTCACTTGTCATTCTTCGTCCCTTCTAACGACCGTACCGTCCATTTTTCGTTTCCATTTGGATTTTTTGCCAAACGGTAACGGTGTCCGCGATTGATGACTTCCACGATGACGCGCTTCGCGCCGTTTCGCCTTTGCAATTCCAGCCACGTCCGATACCGTTTTTTCTCTATGACATTTTGCATGTGCGACAGCCCAATTACTTTCATTATCTTCCCCGCCCATCGCAAAAGGAATAATATGCTCAACGTCCCAAGGTTGTCCGACATCAACCTTCCCTCCACAGATATGGCATATGCCTTTGTGATTTTGGAAGATTTGAAGTCGAATTTTGGCACTGATTGATTTCCTTTTTCTCAGTTCCATGGGATGTCATCATCCAATTCTTTTTGAGGCTCAGGTTTGGGGCGTTGAAAGTTTGTTGCAAAACCTTTTTTCTCGTAGTTTTGCGATTCGCCGCCCATTCTACCGCTCAAGAAAGCGCCGTTTTTCCCTTCCTTGTTCCAGAAAGCCAAGTCGTAATCTTTACCATCAATGAAAATTTTGCCTCTAAAATCAGGCTCTTTTTCATTTTTCTTGCGATTGTTTGGAAACAATACGCAATCCCCGTGTTTCTTTTCATACGCCATTTTTCTCACTCCAAATATCAATGAGTCTGAAACCCATCATTGCTTCAATTTCCAATATCAATTCTTCAGTGTTCAGCCCTGGAATGACCTCATTAGCGATTATATCCAGTGCGGCATCAAAGAATGTCTTAAATTGCGTCTGATCCATTGCAGAGAAACTGATTGATTTTGCGGTCCACCACATTTCCCCGTTATGGAATTTTACTTCTTCAACATACCCAAGGCGGACCTTTAACCACAAAAGCAGAGCCTCTGGCCGTCTATAGGTTTCATGGTTCTCGCAGATCTTTTGCAACAAAGCCCAAAAGAACCGGTGCTGACGGGGGCTACGACTCCTAGAAATCGTAACCGTCAGATCTTTGTTCTCAGGAAACTGCTCAAGAGCCTCCTCATCTACGAGGGCGACTGGGCTTAACTTATAGCCCAACCGCCGCATCATAATTGTCTCAGGCATCCACAGCACCCGCGAGGCTCTTCTTGTGCGCAGTATACTTCCCAAGAAGGTCATTACGGTGTGACGGCAAAAGCTTTGCAATCTCATCTTTGTTATCCGCCGCCCATGCTACAAGTTCTGCTTCGCTTTGCGCCATTTCAAGAGCAAAAGTAAATGCCTTCAGAGCCTTTGCGCTGTCATCCGGACTAAGTCCCGGTTCCATTTGCTTGGCGGGACGGCCCGGCCCTTTTTTGACCGTTGCCGGTGATGAAGCTTCTGTTGCCGCTTGAGCCGCATTGCCATCATCGTCATCTTCACCCGCAACGCCTACCATGGCGAAAAGTGAATAGCGGCGAGCATACGTCATAGCAGAACCCATTTCCTGCGGCTTGGAAAAACCGGAAACAGGATATTCTGATTCAATCCACTGGCCGGATTTGTGCATGATGCGCGTATTCATCACAATGATGCCATCACTTACGGACGTTCCCTGAATGAACGCCAAGTGGTGTTTGGCAAACACTTTACGGATCGTATCCAAACCATCAGCAAGATCCACATATGACGATTTGAAATGTGGATTTACTTTATTTTTTGGCGGGTTTTGCAATTCAGCCTGTGCAAGCGCATAGGCCGTTGCAATGTGTTCAATGGATTCGCTCGTCTTCATCTTCTTCTCCTTCAGCATTACTGTTTAGACCCAATCCCATTCCTGTGATGAAAAGGTCTAATCCCCATAAAAAATCCGCAAATATATCAAAAGACCAAAGATCAGCAGACACCATCAAAGCATCAATAACCTCTGGTTTCTCTCTCATTCTTTCTGCGACTTGTTCGCGTGTTGTCATCTTCTTTTCAAGCATATCAATGTATGCTTCTTTGACAGAACCAATCAAAATGGCTCTAGTCACAGCCCTGTTTTGTCCAATTGTTTCAGGAACTGGCACTTTCGTGAACCGTTCAATCGGACCGTCATCATCTTCCATGTCTGTCATTCTGAAACCCTCAATGCTCCCCGTTTATCCCGCTTGAACCGGACACCATGTCCGGATGCTTCTGCGACATCTTCCTCAATCATCTTTTTCAACCCCGCCAATGCTTCGTCATAAAGCTTCTTGCCGGTTGAATTGGTTGCCAACTGGACTGCGAAATTTGCCCATTGGTTATTGCCCGTAAAATCAACTTTGCGAACCGCGTCCACAGGGGCCGAAACTTTCACCGCGACCGGCGGGATATTATTCTTCACGCAATCCCAAAACTTGGCCTCCGCCCCCACCAAAATGTCGGCGTAAAGCGCGTCCAGAGTAACCTCAAACTTTTCCCATTTGTGGTTGCCAAAGAATACAGACAGGACCGCTTTGTTGACCCCGCAGACAAGCATATTGTGGGTCAATTGCGGATAGTATCGGTCGAGGATTTCCTCGTCCTTAGCAAATGCGGAAACGTGCTTTGCTTCGAACACAGTAGCCCCACCATCGGTCAAACCATCCAATGTGCAACCCATAAAGGGGTGAGACGCAGAAAGCTTCTGTGTGCCGTTCCCTGTGACTTGGCGGCCTGTCTGTTTTTCAAACCATTGAATGTTGAATGGCTCAGTGGCCACTCCCATTTGGACCTGCAAAACATCAGACAAATCATCGTCTTGCTCTTGTCCGGTTTTTACCTTCCAGAGTTTAAGGATCTTGTCCTCGTCTCCGGCCATAATTGTATTAGCGTCTGATCCGCCCAAAATATTTGCGCGGAACGCTTTCTGTTCCAGTGTTAATGCCATTGATTTTCCCCGTTATTGAACCTTAAATTGCACTACTTGGCATATTTGTCAAGTAGTGGGTAACTCATTGATTTTATTGCAACTTTTCATCCACTTTTTAATATCCGATAGCAAATTTAGATTTCCTCTTCCGTCTGATGGAGTGCCTGATTTGAAAAAGCATCTCTCCTCCCCATTGTGACGTAGAATAAATTTGTAGTGTCTTGCTGTCCGAATAATATCAATAATCTCTACCTCTAACTTCTCGATTTCTTTTTTGAAATCCTTGATCTCCCTGTTTAATGCCATCTGACTTTTTCTCCTCTTTCACCATGTACAAAGCATGATGCTTCTCGCACCATGAACTTCCGCTCTTAACTGGAGCCGCGCAGTAAATGGTATGAATCCCTGCTACGTCCCCCATAACTGACCGGCAGTCCCCGCTCATCAACTGCATGAATGTTTTGAGTTGCGAATCGGCGGGAGCGTCAATTGATTTCGGAATGTACGGGTCCTTACGTTCCCCATCTTTTTTACGGTTCTCTAATCGTTTATCGCGGTGAACCTTTAATAACCTTTTGATTTTATTATGTTTTCCACGAATCAAATTTAACCGGTTTTCTTTTTCAGCCGCTACGAAGCCACGAACATTTTTCATAAATCCAAGCGAAGAATGTTGCTTCAATTCAATATTCTGGCGGTTGCAAATGCCAATAACCGAATTTCTGGTTCTGCCCTTTAGTCTGGAAGCGATATACGCAGCGGTATATCCGTCCGCAGCCAATTTGCGGACAATGATGATTTCTTCTTTTTCCCATTTCACTGACATTCAATTCTCCTACTCTTCCCTTGTTGACTTATATGGACCTTCGATTATATGTTGTCAACACCTAGTTTAATGAGGGATGCAATGTTACAGATAGCACATAGGGTGATTAAGAAACTTGGAGGCCCCCGCGCAGTGGCGGGGATGTTGGCTATGTCCACGCAGGCCGTCTACAAATGGATGTGGCCACGGTCGCGAGGCGGGACAGGCGGATTGATTCCTGCCCAGAAACAAATCCAACTGATGATCGCCGCGAAGCAACGCGGTATCATCCTGACAAAAGACGATTTTTTCCCCAAGGACGCGACTGATGCCGATCAAGTATAAGGTTTCGCCGGTCATTGAAAGAACTGTGGATGGCATTGTTTTCGCGTCGAAACGCGAGGCCGCACGGTATTCTCAGTTGAAATTGGCGGAAAAGGCCAAATTAATTACAGACCTCGAACTTCAGCCTTCGTATCCGGTTGAAATTAACGGGGTGCATTATTGCACCTACACGCCCGATTTTCGATACAAAGAATCGGAGACCGGTAAAGTGATTATTGAAGAGGTCAAATCGAGTGGCACAATGAAAGATCCCGCCTATCGGTTACGCAAGAAAGCCGCCGAATTGTTCCATAACATTGAAATTACAGTGTTTATTATGGGATGGGACTTACAGGGTAAAAAATTGACCAGAAAGAAATATTATCGTAAGAAGAAAAAAGAAGCGGCCCCAGAATAATCCGGAGCCGCTTAAAAGGATGACGGGACGGCAATCCCTAATCCTGAATCTTAGGCTGGCGGAAGTTCAGGACTATTGCGGTTATAGTCCAAAGACATCCGCCTTACAATAGGTAGATGTCATCATGTCTCATTTAGCTACAGCTTGGGCCTTTGACCAAACCGGTATCTCTAGTACCGCCAAATTGGTTTTGATTTTTCTGGCCGATTTTCACAATCACCAGACCAATCTCTGCTTCCCGTCTCGCGCCAAGTTGGCGGAGAAATGTTGCTGCGACGAAAAAACCATCACTCGCGCCATTCAAGAATTATCACTGGCAGGATTAATTTCCTACGAAGTCAGGAAAGATCTGACCGGTCGGCAGACATCGAACACCTACACACTGCACATTGCCGGGGGACAATTTGTCCAGGGGGAGGGGGACAAATTGTCCCCCCTTGAACCAGTAATAAATAACAATACAAATCCTTCGGATTTGCACGATCCACTGATTGGCATTTTTGCAAACTACTCAGAAGAGCCGCCAAAGGTTCCTGAGAAGGCAAAGACTTTTTGGGACGAGGCGGTTGGAATGCTGATGGTCTTGGGCCTCGAAGACGGGTACAGTCGTCGTATGATTGGGCGTTGGCTCAAGCAGACACACAACAATCAGGAAGAGATTACACGGGCAATAAACGCCGCTTTGGACCAAGGAACGCAAGACCCAGTGCCATACATCACCCAGATTCTTGGCGGCAAAAACGGGAAGAAAAAGGAAATCGAAGATGCATTCGCAGAACTCAGAGCATCAGGTAGCGGCGGCGATGAAACGATCATTGGAAACGCAGAAGGAAGCCCCCAAGATGACACCGGAGAAGGCGGTGGAACTGATCATGTCGTGTTACAATCTGGGAAACGTGCCAAAGGTCGCTCTGTTTCTCAAAAGCGCGGCGGTCGCACTCGCAAAGTATCCATCGCCCGTCCTCCAGAAGTTGGCAGACCCATCGGCGGGTATCTTAGCAAAATCTAAATTTCCGCCCACCATTGCTGACCTCGTTATGGAAGCAGATAGAATTTATAACGAAAAAAAGAGGAGTAAGAACTTTGTCTAACGAACCATATTACATCATTCGTTACGAAGAAGACGGGGACGATTTGTATGCAATTATTGAAACCATGGGCGGCAGTCGGTTTCGTCTGTTGATCAGAGATAAAAACGGAATGAAATTTTGAGTGGGTATAGGAGCAAGAAAATCATGGGAGACGTAAGATGGTTGGGGCCGTATGCTCCTAATGATCGACACGCTGATGATGTAACGATTGATCACATCATTGAATTGAGAAAACGTGTATCTGTTGCAGAAGAGAAGATGAATAACGCTCTTGATGCTTTGATGGCGTTGCGGAAGAAAACTGAAAATTTGGTAATTGAAATAAACATTTTGCGGAAACGTTTGGAAAAATACGGGGAATTTTCACATGATGAAGGAAGACATTGTTAATCGACTGAAAGAAAGATTCACGGTTCTTGATGATCATTTGCGTGATGTAATTGATGACGCGATCATCGCGATTGAGAATCTTCGTTGGATTATAAAGGAGCAGTCCAACACCGCAGTAAGTAAAATTGAAGAGTTGGAAGAGGCTTTGAAATTTTACGGAAATGAAAAAAATTATTATCTTGAGTTTAGAAAACATCCAAGCATGGGTGATTACGAAACGTCAAGAATACTCGATGATAACGGAAGCATCGCTAGAGACGTATTAAAAACCTATGTAAATAAAGGGGAAAAATGATGCATGGGGTAACATTTCTTTTATTTTTGATCTTGTTGGTTTTAATTTACAAGGATTGAAAATGTTAAAAGCTGATGGGTTTGACGATGCGATTATTGGCATCGGTTATCAATGTCACAACAAATTTGTCGTTTACGACTATGATAAATGTGTGAAGATATTGATGAAAAGAGACAAGATGAAATTAGAAGATGCAGTCGAGTTTATGGAATACAATGTGGTTGGTGCTTGGATGGGAGAAGGTACTCCGATCTTTTTAGAGAAAGGTAATCTTGATGACCTTCTTGATTGATGATTCAGTTATCTTCCCCGTGATAGTTTATTTTTTTATAATGGGTTCAGCTTGTTTAGCCGTTCTCATTGGAGCAGGAGTTAATCATAATGTTGGTCGAGAAAAAAAAGACACCGCGAGTGAATCATCTGCAAACGATAAAACAAAAGCAAGTTATCTCTTTAGCCGCCGCAAGTAAGAAAAAAGTTTCATTGCCTACATTTTCATGGGAGAAGAAAAATGGATCTGATAACGTTGGCGCAAAAACACGGGATCAGGATTAATTCTACGAGAGGGTCTCAGAAAACATTGTGTCCACAATGTAGCCACAAGCGGACACATAAATTAGATCCTTGTCTTTCTGTTCGCATTGACAAGACGGGGATAGGATGGCGTTGTTTCAATTGTAACTGGACAGGCGGGGAAATTACTGATGTTGTCGCCACTTCATCAAGGTTGGTTAGAAAAACGGGGAATAAATCTGGACCACGCGATCCATATGGGTCTTTACTCAAGCAAGCGCGGACCGGATGGGCAAGTCAACAGTGATTGCGAAAAGGGAGATATTCTTGTCTTTCCTTTCGTAAGGCATGGTGAAATTGTCGGGAAAAAGTTTCGCGGCCCTCACAAAAAGTTTTGGCAAGAGCCGGACGGGCGGAAGCAATTTTTCAATGCTGATATATTGGAAGATCCTGCGTTGTGGGACGGAAGCAAAGCTTTGGTCATCACGGAAGGGGAGTTGGATGCATTGGCGGTCGCATCTGCGGGTTATCCGTGGGTTGTGTCCGTTCCTGATGGTGCGCCGCCTCCCCGCGATGCTGATGGCAATTTGATTGCGGTCCCAGAAGGTACGGAAGACATTGATCCCGAAACCGACACGAAATTTTCATACCTTTTGGCGGATTGGGATGTTCTGTCGAAGGTTAGGAAAATAATCTTAGCCACAGACTCGGACGAGGCCGGTCAAAGGTTGGCGGCAGAATTGGTCCGCCGGTTGGATCGTGTGAGATGCTCGTTTGTATCGTATCCTGATGGGTGCAAGGACCTGAATGAGGTTTTGGTATCCAAGGGACCCGAAATGGTGATTTCGGTTCTGGACGGTGCGAGGCCGTATCCGGTGGATGGGATTTACAAGTTTTCTGATTTCCCGCCGGAGGAGCCGTTGCAAACCATGTCCACGGGGTGGGCAGGGCTTCACGACTTTGTCCGCCCCTATCTGGGGGCATTCATGGTCGTTGGCGGCTTCCCAGGCCACGGCAAATCTTCCTGGACGATGCAATTGGCAACGAACATGGCAAAGCTTCATAAATGGCCTGTGGCGGTTGCTTCCTTTGAAATGCGGGTTGTCCCGTATGTTACGAATGCGATCATGTCCGCTTATCTGGATTTGAATATCAATTTCGCGGCCCCTTCGAACAGGGCGAAGGCAGAGGAATTTTTGGAGCGGAATTTCACATTTATCGCGCCGAATCGGGCGGATCAGGAAACGGAACACGATATTGATTGGTTGCTCGACAAGATGCAGATGGCGGTAATCCGTCATGGAGTTAAAATGATTCTGATTGATCCTTTTAATGAAATTGAGCATCGGAAGCGGAATGACGAAAGCATGACCGAATACATTGGTCGGGCGATCCGGAAGCTGAAGGGTTTTGCACTGCAATATAATGTTTTCGTCTGCGTTGTGGTTCACCCGACGAAGGCTTCAAGCCACATGGATTCTTCCGAATTGAGTTTGTACAGTTTGGCGGATTCGTCTCATTGGGCGAATAAGGCAGACATCGGGGTTATTGTCGGTCGGGTGGGCGATCCGCAAGTTGATACCATGACGGGGATTTATGTGAAGAAGATTCGGTATCAACCGGATGCGGGAACACTTGGGGAAGCATTCCTGACTTTTGACAAGGGGACCCGTTTATTTTATGGGTGAGGGACCTTTGCGATCTTGGCGATGGGTAGCAAAGTGGCTCTCAGGTTTTGTCTCCTACTTTACCTGATTGAGTTTGGGCGGTTGGCTTTCTTCCCCGTTGGCCAGCCGCCCTTTTTTATTCATTCAAACGACAATTTGCTTAACAATTTCAATTTACTATGCTATGAATTGATTGTTGTTTGACATCGTTAATTGGTAAGGAAAAGGGGCGGATTTATCGTCCGCCCCTTCCTTCATTCATCCCCGATTTTTGGTAACCGAATGAATTTTTTACGCCGCCCGTCATCTGGGTTGAGCGGGTCAATTTCGGTAAAAACTGCTCTGAATCTTTGACCGGTATTCATTACGAATACGACACAATCATCCCCGTGTTTTTCCATAGCCGTGATTTCGTAAAAGGCGAGCGGCTTGTGAGGGTAACCGGCGGGTTCGTATTGCATTGCGATGGTGTCCACGAATGTGGTGTCCATCAGAATGCAAAGGTCTTCGGTTCTGACCGGCGGAGGCGGGTGTGTATCCACTGGATCTGTGGACACGGGTTTCCGGTCGAAGGGCATACGGAATTCAATCATAAATCACCTTTCTGGGTTATTGGATTGTAAGCGGTGGTTTTTTGCGGCTTGGTAGTTTTCGGGTCGGTGATAAGTTCGAGCCGGTAAATTTCCTCTCCATCTCCGGTCGTGTCGATAATCCCATCTACGACAGGGTAGAGCGTGGCGGATGCTACCTCTCCATTGCAATACAGGTTTATATCTTTGGGTTCTGGGTAGCCCCATCCCTCAAGGCTCATCCAAATATCGAATTCATCCCCTTGTGAATTCAGAAGGGCGGCAATGGCCCCCATAGCGAAGCTTTTATAGTCGATCATGGTTTCAGCCTTTCGCGGGTTCGATGGTGATTTTGCCGGTGTTGTCAACGTGAACGCGAACATCGTTTTGCAAGATTTTATCCCGCAAATCGCCTAAAACGTCCCTTAATTCTTGAATACTGGACACAATGTAGGTTTCCGGTTCTGGTTCAATTAGGCGGCAATCAATTATTTCGTCCCCGTATGTCCCGTATGGATTGGGTTCGTTATTCCATAAATGGAACGCCTGTTCCTTTGCGTCTTCGGCGTTTATGCCTTCGACTTCGTAGGTTTGCGCGATCATGGCTTGGATGGTGACTTGATATTTTTGCATGGTTTCAGCCTTTTGCGGTTTTGGTTTCGTTCAAAGCGTCAATTAAGGCATTGGTTAGCCTTTCCCATGTCCCGCCATGGGTTTCGTATAGGTTCGGGTTATCGTCGAAAATCGTCAAAGCCTCGCTAATCGCCAGAATCAATTCTGTTACTGTTTCGGTTTTCATGGTTTTTCCCCTTTCAACCTATTACCCGCCCACGGGGGCGATGGTATGGCTCGATTTTGACGAGTTCAAAATAAACGTTTTTATGATATGGCGGGGCCGGTCGCGTATGGTTTAGGGTGTGGTCCTTTGCGGTTTCAATAGCATCCTCTTCGGTGTCCGCTTCAATCAATAGGAAAATCGGCGGCCCGTAAGAGCAGTGTTTATTGTAAAACGTGACTTTCCATTCCGGTGTTGATGTCATGGTTTCAGCCTTTCCAATAGGTCTAAGGGTTCTTGGTTTTCGGTTATGTCTTGAATGTATGCCCACAACTGTTCGTAAGCTTCGGCTTTGGTGAAAATGGTTTTTTCGATCAATTTGGTGCTATCGGCGCATTCGTGGCAAAACGCCTCGCCCGTAAAGGTTGCGATTTCCCATCTTTGTTCTTCGTAATCCCAATAACAAAAAGCATCTTGTCCAACGCTATCGGAACCGCACTTTTCGCAAAAATACTGAATCCGCATGGTTTCCCCTTTCATGTTCTAACGACAAATCCGGACCGGTCCGCCTTTGCGCGGTGTCCCTTGGGTGTCAGTCCGATAATAAACCCGCCTTGCGGGTCGAGATGTCTCAAATCGTGTTTGTCCCCGTCTACCACCTTCCCGCCAATAAACGTGGAATCGCCACGGTGAGCAAATACAACAGCAACATTATATCCCCTTTTCAAAATGGCTTTGGCTTCGGATTCGTTTGTTTCGGACCGGCTGAACGTGAGATGGTAATTTGACGGCAGGGACCGATCAAACCGGCGCGGGTTTTTTGTGTAATCCACGAATTGCACTTCGGGGAAAGCTTCGAATATGTTTTTAAATTTACCGGCGGGGAATTCCCGCCCGATTAGCTTGGACACCTTCCCCGCTAAGATAGGATCAATTTCGAATGCGACACCTTCAAACGCAATATCCGTTGCGCCATTCGGTCTAACGCATAATTTGAGACCGGCTTTTGTGGCGGCCCGATAAGCTTTGGCAATATGGAACGTGAATTCCGCCATAAACGCTTTTCTTTCCCGCATGAAATATTGCGCTTTCCGCTTGCGCGAGTCCCGTACGGTTTGCGACATCGCGGCTTGTCCGGAATGCTCACCAAGGCAGATAGCGATGCAACCGGCGGATGCATGGGAACATAGGTTTCCGACACCGCCGGATGTGTGCGGGGCCATGTAATTAATGGCGTTTAAATAGCCGAATCCTTCGGCTTTGATAGCCTTCGGGTTATCGGTTGATAGGAATCTTTCGAATCTAGGTTTCATGTGATTTATTCCCCGTTACTACTTCGCAAATATGCAAACTAGTGGACATGATGTCAAGGGATAAAGGACAAAAGGACCGGAAAAAAGATGCGCCAGTGAAATGCAAAAATGCGATGTAGTAAAAGGCAGAAAATTAGGGGCAGAAAATAAAATGCACTTTTTTATGAGTTTAAGCTTGTACTATAAACTTTTAGTTGATATATAAGACTGGCAGGGATGATCCTGTTTTTGTTTTTGGAGAAAAAAGTTATGTCTTTACAAGCTATTACCATCGAAAATATGCCCTCAACTGTTACGCAACTGGTCCCGCATGAAAGCCGGTCCGCCAAATATTCTCATGTCGCCACAAAGGACATTGTATCTTGGCTAGGGGATAATGACTTCGTGCCGGTATATGCCGCCAATAGCAAAACCCGTAAACCCGAAAGAGAAGGATTCCAAAAACACCTGTTGCGCTTCCGCCGGTCCGACAGTCTGGACACTGTGAAAGTGAAAGGGGATGCGGTGTCTGAAATACTTTTGCGGAATTCACATGATGGAACGAGCGGAATTCAACTCTGGTCAGGGATTTTCCGGATGGTTTGTGCCAACGGATTAATCGTGGCGGATAAAAGCTTTGAAAAGATTAGCATCCCCCATCGGGGAAATAATATCGCGGATAAGGTAATTGATGCGGCTTATCGGGTTATTGACGTATCCAACAAAGCTTTGACCGGTGTCCAAGAATGGCAAAAGATAGAATTGAGCAAAAGCAAACAAACGGAATTCGCGGAACGCGCATTATCTTTGCGCTTTGAAAAGGCAGAGGATAGCCCGATCACGCCGGTGCAATTGCTTAGTGTCCGCCGGTATAGCGATGTAGGGACGGATTTATGGTCAGTCTTTAATCGCGTTCAAGAGAATCTTGTTCGTGGCGGGATTTGTGGGTTGAATAAAAAAGATGAACATGGTTCGTCGCAATGGCGCACATTGCGCAAGATTCGCGGGGCAGATCGAAATATTGAATTGAATCGGGACCTTTGGGGCATCGCTTCGGAATATGCCCACTAAGCGGCAAAAGTGCAATGTAGTGAGGGGAATAGCTTCCCCTCACTATTTCGCATTTATGCGAAATAGTAGATTGACTGATTCGCAATTATGCTATTCAGTAGGCCTACTGATTCGCAATTATGCTAATTAGTGAAGTGAAGTGAAGTGAAGGGAAGAACACAATGGAAACAGTATTCATCCAATCGACGGATAAATTTCACGCCCCTAATGCTTTTCGCTATGTGCTAGAATCGGTCCGCCCCTATGACGTAGCAATGGCGGCACGAATGCTCGACCGAATGGGATTACCCATCGAAGCTTGCCTGGCGGTAATGGACGGGGAATTCCACTGGATGATCGAATCGGACGGTGAAACCGTCCGTCTGGTGACTTACCATTAAGCTTGTCATCTCCAATGGCAAAAGAAGAAGGGGGGCGAAAGCCCCCCTTCAATTATTACCAAGAAGCTTGGTAAATCACATATCGGTATCGGTCCGAATTATCCGCCCAGTCCAAAGCTTCTTCGAAAACTTTTATATCGGCGGCTTTTTGTTCTTCGCTATTGTTGCTAGTGCCAAAGAAGAAGCCTTCGGTATGAGGCAGCTTTTCGGTTTTAATCGCTTCAATAATCTGGCGAATTGAATCGGACCCTAATTCAATTCTTTGGCATTCATCTTTGCCATCGGCAAAGGTATCAACGATATAACCATGCAAGTTAGGATGCTTGCGCCAATAGCCAAGATCCACCTCGCAAGCGATTAGCTTCTTGCCGTCCAATGTTTCATCGCTATCGAAATTTGTTATCTGGCGGCCATAAAGGAACATATCTAAACCCATGTTACTCTCCAATGTTATGACGCAACATTGCGTCGATTGATAATTTAGCAGATAAACAATTAATTGACAACCGGAATAGGTATAGGGGGGCGAAGCCCCCCTATTGATTATCCAATGTTTACTACTACCGTGTCGCCTTCGACATGGTGAGTAAACCGCCCTTTTACAATCTGGTTGACTGCTTCGGTTGATAGTCCCAGTCCGATTAGGACCTTGCGCGGCCAACGGCTTCGCTTGTTGACCTTCAGTTCATAAATTACCGCTTCAAAGAAGTTGGGCATATACATGAACCCGTTAGATGGTATGTGATACGTCATGGTTTTTCCCCTTGAAAAAAGGGGGCAGCTTTCACCGC